GCTTATAGGCGTGACGGCATCGCCGTCAAGCGCGATACCGTCCATCCGGCAAAGGCGCAGCGGTGGAGTAAGGGTGGCCTCGCCGTCCATCGGCAAGAACATCAATTTGACCGCGAGCGTAACGCCCGAACCACTGCCGTTCATGATGGCGTACAGCGCCCCGCCAATCGTGCGGTCGGTGCCAACATCGGTCGAGCGGCAGACGTAGGTAGCGTTCGTGGCGGTGTTCGTGACCACCGCTGAAACAATCATCGAGTGTGGAAGACCAAACGCTTCTTGAACGAGCGCGATGCCCTCACCTGCCCGCAGGATGATGGGTTCGACATTCACGCTCTCACCGCCGCGCCAGACATCCGCGTAGTGCGCCTTCTGATGCGTGACCATCGACCCGCCATAGGTGCGACTGCCCAAGCCTGTCGCCGTCTGCGTCGAAAAGTTCGGCGTGTCGTTGATGCGTCGGAACAACGCCGTCGTTGTCACACTGTTCGGGTTGTTGGCCACCGTGACCTGCGAAGGCAGAGCGGCATCTGCCGTGTCCATCCTGATCGGCGTCACCGTATCGCCGCCTGTCACCGCGCTCACACGATACAAGCCGAACAGGCCAGAGCGCCCCGTTGCAGTCGCACCTGACGAGAACCCAGACGACGGCGCAGCGGGCGACACGCGCAGCGACACCACCTCGAAATACGCTCTAGCGTCCGTTGCCGTGTTCTGGATGGCGAGCAGCGCGTCCTCAAGCGGACGCACGTCCACCGCATTCATCCGCAGGTAGTACGTTTCAGGCATCGGGCGGAATCTCCATCACGACCTCGAAACGGACATATCGACCTTGAACCTTGCAAGAGGGACAGGTGATTGGCGGCGAGTAGCCGCCAACCCCGCCGTTCAAATCTTGCTGAACACGGTCTGCCAACTCCTGCTCCACCACCCACTCATGGCCGCAGGATTTGTGGCGCAAAGAAGGCATGTATTACGAAGCCGAATCAGTGAACTCGATTTCGAGGTCGGCAGTGCCGACCGCACTGGAGCCGCTGTGGAACAACTGAAGACCCTGCGTGGCGCGGCAGGTCACAGGCTCCACATTGGTGTCGCCGTATCCGGCGTTCCAGATTTCAGCGAACGGGACCAGAGTCAGCCAGTTCGCCTGAGTGGTACCACCGACGATGGGTTCTTCGTTGACGAACAAGAACCGGCGGAAGATATCCGAGCCGGTCGTGGTCTGGTTGGTGCCGCAGGTCGTGTTCGCATTGAGGGCGCTGCTGTCGGTGTCATGCTTGACCGGGGTCACCGCCGTGCCACCAGATGCCGCCGTGATGCGCCGCACCTGCGCAGTCGTCAGCACACCCGTCACCGCCGCCGTGCCGTTGTTGAACCAGTAGCACCGATACACGCGGATGATGCGCGTTGAGCCGGTGCCGTTGAACACGTTGAGCATATCTTTGCTCGACGCGTAGGCGATAGCGCCGCCAGTTGCTCTCCAAGTCGCAGCCATTTGTCAGACTCCTATGATTACTTTGCCGGAGCCTTGTGTGGCCCGGAACACTTCGATGTCGCCGCTGCCGTCCATCTGCGGCCCCGCAGCCCATTGCCTCACCCGACCCTCGTTGAGGGCCTTCACGCTTGCGTCAAGGTCATCCCGCGTATCGCCGGGATTGAGTCCCAGACGACGAGCGGCCTGAACCTTGAGCATAAAGTCTACGCATCTCTTGACCATCCACTCAGGGATGGGCGACTCCACGCGGAGCAGCCACGAACCAAGAGTCGGACGCCATTCCATCGCGGGCTGACGCATCACGCAATCCTGATGATGGCGTTCGACGCATCCGCAGTCGGGAACTGGATGGTGAAGTTGCCACCCGAAGACGACTTGTCACTACCGAAGGCCAGCACAGCAACCGCACGGTTCGACTGGGTGCTGTTGTAGATCAGCGCACCGTTCGCCGTGATGGTCGAGGTGGACCACGTCGTGTCGTTGAAGTCGAGGAACGCCGTCGTGCCCGAAGAGGTCGGGGCAAACGTGGTCAGCGTGTTGTCGCCAGCTGTGTATCCACCGCCAGTCGCCACTTCGTTGGTGGTGCTGTAGGTCGTGGTGGATGCATCGAGATTGGCCGACGAGGTGTATAGGGCGATCTTGAACGTATCGGGGGTCGTAGCGCCACGGGTGACCGTAGTGCCGAATGCATGGATAGCGTTCAGGATCTCGACCTTGAAAGAGGTCGCCATTGCTTGGGTGATAGGCATCAGAGTTCTCCGAGGATGTCCGCGATGTTGTGGTGTCCAGAGGCGCGGAGTTTGGCGGTGATGGTCATCCGCTCGTTGTCCTGCGCTTCCTTCAGGTAGTGAACGAGTACAGTGCGAAGTTGGTCCTTGAACGCACGGGCCTGCTCAAGGAGAAGGGGGTGGCTTCGTTCACCCACATAGATGATTTTGTCGAGGGCGCGTTCCGCGATCTCTTCGGGCGTGAAGCCTCGATCGACCGTGGTAAAGACCTTGACCGTTCCGATCTCGCCTAATCCGTTCATGTGACAGGTACTCTGGCCTGACCGTTGCGGTAAGCATCCTGACGTTCAAGCCCGTCGCCAAGGCGCTTCAGTTGACCAAGGGCTTCCTGATACTTGGCTTCGTAATTGGCCATCATGTCAGCCTCGCCCTTGAGGTAAGTGTAGGCTTCGCGAAGAGAGCCATACAGGAGAACAGTGTCGAAATTGTCACCGACCCACGACGTACCAGCGGTCACGATGGACTCAGGGTAATAGTAGTAGTGCAGTTCGGTCTGGTAGTTCGCGCTCGGGGTCGGCCCCACAATCATCGTGTACGGTGAGAAAATACCGTAGTACTGCGGCTTGCTGTTCGGGGACACCGTGGGGTACGCAGCGCGGATGAAGTTCACGTCCTTCGGCAGGAGGAACTCGTATGCGTTGGTCACCGGGTCGATGACCGCGATCGAGAACGTGGCGAGCCAGTCGGTCGGGAGGCTCATGTACGGAGTCCCGCTCGTCATGGTGCCCGTCACGTTCTTGCGAAGCGCGGGGATCTGGACGGTGTTGTAGATGCGCTGTTCCGCAGCCTTCACAAAGACAGGGATATTCGCCACGAACGACGACTCAGTCGATTCGCAGTAGTCCTGAATGGCCTGTGAAAGTTGCGTGTAGTTCATGACTTACCAGCCGTGCTTGAACTGCACCTTGGGGCTGAGGTTGATCTGCGAGGTGTACTGCTTGCCCTTCGTCGCAGCGCCGCCGCCACGCATCGTGGAGCGCGTGATGCCCTCATTCACACCCTTCGCCGGGTAGCCGTTCTCGCCCGTAGGCTCAGAGTTCTTCTTGATCTTGCCCGAGTCCTTCATGTCAGCCCCTCCCACGGGTCGGGCTACGCTGGTTCATGACCTTAGCCATGTTGCGCCCGTACATCTTCCGGTTATCCGAGGTCGGGCCACCCGCCTTCATACCCTTCACCCGGTTCGGGCCGTGGGCCTTGCTGGCGGGAAGAGCCGCATGTTTCTTGAGAGACATCGCCATTTTAATACTCCTAGGTCGTAACGACCGTCACGGTTCCAACATAGCCCTTCGGGGCCAGACTGTTCGGGGTCAGACCGTTGTCGATGCCGCTGGCACCGCCTACCGGGTTCCACCCCCACTCGATCATTCTACTACCACCCGCACCGTCATTGCCGGGCGCGTAGTAACTCGTATCCGGGCGCGGGTTCCGGATCGCCTGCGGGTCATCGACCGGGTAGAGGCCGAGTGACAACTGCGGATGATCCGGGTCCCAGCACGACTGACAGACCAAGATGTTCACGTTCTTGGTCTTGATGACGAGGCCCTTCAACTGTTTTAGTTTGTAGCGAAAACCACACCGATCGCACTCCGCGATGGCGTTCTTGCCGCTTGCAAACCTGTTCGACATCAGTAGAAACTCTGCCTCGGTACGAACCGCACGGGGGCCTTTTCCCGGTCCTCACCAGCCGCCAAGTCCCAAGCCTCGTCGTACTGGGCCTTGAGCGCCATCATCCGGGCATCCGCGCCGGGGATCTTCATGGACAGCATGTAGGCGAGTCCGGCGATCATGCAGGGCAGGAACCGGAAGGGGATGTCCTGCCCGTTGCTCCCGTTACCGACGTCGAACATCCGACGCAACCGCGTGTAGACGAGGGTATAGGTCGTACCGTTGTCGGGTTTCGGCCACACGACGAACTGAGGGTAGACCGGGTTGCCCGTCGAGTCCGTAGCCCCTGTACGTCGATCGATCCAGATCTGGATCGGCCTGCCCGTCGCGTTCTTGTTTGGAATGGCGAGGTAGGTGCTGGAAGAGATACGGCTGATGTTGATGTCGATCTGGTTCGTGCCTGACCCCGTACGGACGACGTGGTCAAGAAGATCAACCGTGTCCACGGGTAGGTCGTAGGTACCCGTGTTGTAGGTCAGGGCATGAGTGCCCTGCTCCAGTGTCCACAGGTTTACGCCACGGTTCGCCCAGTCCATGAGGAGCAGGTTCAGACTCCGCTTGGCAGTCCGGAAGTCGTAGCCCGTCCGAAGTTCAGCACCACAACGCTCAAACGCCTCTTCGATGATGGCGTTCAGGTCGAGGTTGAAGTCGGTCGAGGCTGTCGTTTCGTAGGTCACGATTTCTTACTCTTTGCCCGCTTGGCGGAAGCGGCGCGTTTTATCAGCAATGCCCTTGGGTTGTTGCACAAATTGCTTGCCTTGCGCCTTGCCTTTACGCTTGGCGGCGGAGGTTCGGGCATACTCGGCAGAGGAAAGGCTCTTGATAGCAGCCTCTGGAAGATACCTCTCACCCGTGTCAGAAGAGCGCTTACCACTTTTCGTTCTCCACTTCTGCTGAGTCCACGCCTTGAGCGATTTCTGGGGCGTTTTCAATCGCGGTACCCGCCACCCTTGGTCTTGTACTGCTTCGCCAGCAACTGTGCCTTGCGAGCGGACCACTGTCCTGCCTTCGTACCCTGCACGGCACGGGACTTGATCGACTTGAACAGGTTCTCACGCATACCGGGCTTCGTGTAGTTCCCGGCCTCGTTGACCTTGCTCTCGCCGCCCTTGCTGAACGTCTTGATCGGCTTGCCAGTACCGATCACGGGCTGGGAGTCACCACGCCGTTTGGCACGGGGGATTTTGCCCGGCGCGATGACTCCCATACCACGTGAAGGTTTCATCAGACGAACTTGCCCTTGGTCTTGCCACGCATCTCGCAGCCACCGCCACGGACGGAGCCACCTTTGGCGTACTTCTTGACGGAGCCGCCAGAGGATTTACGAGACACCACAGTCTCGGTCCGCTCTACCATATCGCGCCCCTTTTTCGGAGTATATGTGCCAAGCGCTCTACCCATACCTTTGTATGGCGGAGACCTATCTTCTGGGTGGATCAAGTACTTCGAGTTATTCTCTTCGTCGTGGCCGATAATAGGCTCTCTAAACGCCCTGCCGCTTCCACGATAGGGTCCTTTCTTGCCCGCCACAACAGCATTATTACGGATCCTGACGATCTCTTCGTAAGGTATGCCAAGTTGCTTAAGAAGATGGGCCTCTTTCGGGTCACGCGGGTCAAAGGCCTTGTAGCCTCTGGCCGCTGCCTCTTCGTCGCTCATCTCCCTCTTGGATGTCGGACGCTCAGGCACAGCGCCCACCGCCTGCCATCTTGATCATCTTGCCACGGGTCTTACCCTTGGCCTCGCAGCCGCCGCCACGGACAGCACCGCCCGAGGCCATCTTCACGACCTTGGCTTTGGTCTTACCCTTGTGGGTCACACCATCAGCGCCTTTCTTATACATCGTTGGATCTCCTGAATTTCTTGATAATAGATTGAACGGTATCGGTCTCGTAGATGCGAATGCCAGTCCACAAAATAGTGAAGAGCGCAGCGACTGAGGGAAGCATATCGAACAACGCTCCAAGCATCGTGAAAACGGAAATCGCATCAAGTCCGGCTTTTAAGACTTCGCCTGTTTCGTGCTTCATGTCAGCAGTTCCAAGCACGGAGCGACTTGTTGATCCGGCTGTTGGGGTCCTTTGCCGTCTTGGCGCTCGTTAGTTTACTCTTCATGCCTTTCATCCGGGCACAGAATGAGTCACGGCGAGAGCCACCTTCAGGCTGCGGACGCTTCAAGCCGGGCTTGCCGGGGTTCGCCTTGTTGTAAGAAGCCCTGCCTTTGGCGTTCAAGCCTCCAGCAGGGTTCTTCCCTTCCTTCCTTTGCCAAGCAGGTGACTTAGCCATAGAAGATCGTGACCTTCGCGGAAGTCGGCAAAGTGACGTGGATGCTGTCGTAGAACAGGATCCCTTCGCCGGGGATGAGGTTGGAGAAAGGGTTGTTCGTGTTCGCAGGGACGTTGAACTGCATCCGAACCGGACCAGTCGCACCGCCATCACGGAACACGAAGTCACCCGCAGTACCGCCCGAGAGGCCCTGATAGCCCTTCAGACGGTACCGCCCAGTCACCAGCGTCCCCGTAGCCTCCGTATGGGCGGCTAAGACGTCTGTTTGCGTGGACATGTTAGTCCTCCGAGATTAGACAGAAGCCGGGATCTGCGAACCGTCCGACGCCCGCTGCGCGTAGACAACCGTGATGATCGCACGGCCCACACCAGCCGCTGCACCAACCGCGTAACGCGACCAGAGCGGCGTATCAGCAGAAGTCGAGGTCTGCCACGCAAGTTGGGTCGTAGCAGTCGCCGTACCACGGAACCGACCGCCAGCCGTGGTGACCACAGCCGCCATCAACTGAGCACCGCCCGAAGCGTTGCCCACCGAGATGGTGGACGTGGACGAGCCACCCGGAACGACAACCTGATCGACCACGATGTCGATGATCTGCGAACCCTGCGGCAAGTTGCCGAACTGGACATCGACGTTGCCGATACCGGCAGTCACGACGCCCGTGTCATAGGACTGGGAGAGGACGACGACGCCCGTGTTGCGGCCAGCAGCCACGGTGCCATCTTTGACAGTGCCCGAGCGAAGCGGGCCAGAGAAAGTCGAGAAAGACATAATAAGACTCCTTTTGCACAAGTTGCCGTACTGTCTGTGCAACGTCTCCTAGGCGAGTCAGTACGGCGGGGGTTTACCTAGATCTGAACGAAGGTCAAGCGGCCTTGCGCTTCGACCACACCGACCACGCGGCGACAGCCAAGGTGGCGAGGGCACCCGAAACGGCGAGAACCGTCTCCGAGTCCACCACACCCTTGGCAACGAAGAACCCGCCCACCGAGGCAGCGAGAGCGCGGACGATGCCTGCAATCTGTTCACCAGTCATGTTGTACTCCTGTAAGAACAAAAGAGGAAGAGGGGGCCGAAGCCCCCTCCCCCGGATCATCAGGCCGAACCCGGCGAAGCGAACATGCCGAGCGGATCGGACCATCCGAACGAGTAACGCTCGCGGCTCTTGTACCGCACGTTGCCCGTGTCGAAATCGCCGTCCATCGAGTTCGCCAGCGGCGTACGGACGAAGTGCTTCATGCCGTTCGGAACGTCGGTCGTGAGGAACCAAGCGTTCGTATCGGTCAGGAAGTGGTTCACCGTGTAGCCACCGGGGATCGAACCCATCGCCTTCAGCGCGTTGATGTCGTT